AATACTTAATATATATAGCAAAAAAAATAATAGATGGTTTAATAATAATTTAAATAAAGGTGATTTAGAAGAATTATTTTCTAAAAGTTACTGCGAACACAATAATACAATTGATATAATATTAAATAATGATACAATTCTTATTAAAAATAATAAAGTTGTTGATTTAGATAATAATATAATAACAGAACTTAAAAATACCGATATAGAAGTTGAAATAGACTTAAAAATACTCGGTTTATATATATCAAAAAATACGATAAAAATTAAATGGGTAATAAGCAAAATATCTATAGATACGATAATAACTGATATGGAATTACATAAAGAGGAATTGGAAGAAGAATGGATAGATACTTTTAATGAAACAGTAGAATTTCTAGAAAACAAAAAAATAGAATATGTTAAAAGAATGAATGATATAGAAACTTTTAAAGAAAAAAATAGTGAAATATTATATGAATTAAAAAATATTACTAATAAAAAATTGTGGAATCAAAAAATAAATATATTAAAAAATAATATTAAGAATATTTTATCTATTAATGATAATAGATAGATAAAAAATATTGAGGTATGGCTTCTAATAATACTATTGTTATATCATTTTCAATTGCTTTATTCCTTTTATTGGTATTATTATTACTTGTTACATATAACTCCAAGTGTCAAATGGATAATGTAGAAAAATTTATGGGAAATTCTTCTTCTAATTATGAATTAGACGGTAATGTTTTAGAAAGTATGGCTGCGGATAGATCTACAAGAAATAGAAACTCTGTAGCACAAATTGCTCAAAGAGATGATAAATTTTCGGTTGAAGAATCAATAGGAAGTAAGGCGCCTTTCTATGAAGATCAAATAGAGGCCGCAGATCCTTTAGGAAATGCTTATAATAAACCTGTAGCTAATAAACCTGCAAATCAAGAAAATGTAGAAAGAACCCGTGAAAACAATGAATCTGAAAATAATGTTGCTTGCTTTCCTCGCGAAAGATTAACTTCTGATGATTTATTACCACAAGATGCAAATTCTAAATGGGCTAAAGTTAATCCTATGAGTTCCGGTGAAATTGGTGATAAAAACTTTTTAACTGCGGGATATCACATCGGTATCAATACATCTCTTGGAAGAAATAATAGTTTAGATTTAAGACATGAACCATTGGCTCCACAAATACCCGTAAGTCCTTGGGGTATAAGTACAATTGTTCCACAACCAAAAACACATGGGTTGTACGATATTGGTTCGGTAGTAAATTCTGAATAATTATAATTTATTTTTATTTATATATTAATATTAATATTTACGCACAATTACTTAAAGATATAGTTATAATATAAATTAAATGACTAAAAACGAATGTCAAGAACTATTATTAGGTTCATTAAATCAATATTATAATAATAACAAAAAAAATAAGGAATTATTTAATAATATTATAAATGGTAAACACAAACTATCTTTAAGATTAATAGATTGGTTTGTTACACATTATGCTAGAAATAATAATATATATTATTGGACTAATAATGAAGAAATATATCAAAATCTTCCAGATGATTTAAATGACAATAATATAAAAAAAGTTAATATTTATTTAGATTATAGAGCACAATTAAAATCATATACAAAATTATATTTTGATACTTTTAGAAGACATGAGCGTATAACATTTTATATTAATGATAATAAGTTAATTGAAACAACTATTGGTCAATTAAATTTTTTTAGATGGATATTTAATAATAATATACTTGTATATGCTACAGATCATTATGATAATATATATAAATCTATGACTGAACAAAATAAAAATACAAAAAAAACAAAAAAAAATTATAATAAATTTCAAGAAATTGTTAAAACAAAATGTGTACTAAATTTTGATTAAAATTATGTAATACTATTTCTAGATAATATTTCTTTAATATTATTTATTTCTTGTTGTTGTGTTTCAATTATTGTAATTAATGTATCATTTACATTAATAATTGGAACACTTTCGGCATTATAATTTATATTAATATAATTTCCTGAATTTAAAGGTGATATTGAACTACTTGGACCAGTGAAACCTCTTGGTCCTCTTTCACCCTGTATACCTTGTATACCTGTATCGCCTTTATCTCCTTTATCACCTTTAATACCTTGTGGACCGGTATCCCCATTTGGTAAATTAATATTGATTGATGATATATTATTATTTCCAATTTTACCTAATTCATGTGTACCATCTTTGTTATAAAAAACTATTTCACCAATATCATCACCTTTATCTCCTTTATCTCCTTTTAAATTTGGTGTTGTAAAATTCAATTCATCTTTTGTTCCTAAAAATGTTATTGAATTTGTTTCAACATTATAATATGCATTTGTATAACCATCTCCTTTTGCACCTCTTAAATCTCCCGTTTGAAATTCATAACCATCGGTTGAAGTAATTGTCATTATTCCAGTATCATTATTATAAATTATGGTAGAAATACTATCACCCCTTGCACCTTTTTCGCCTTTTTCTCCTCTTTCTCCATCACTTCCTCTTTCGCCTTGTAATCCTCTAGGTCCTGCGGGACCTACAGCAATATCTAAATCATCTCTTGTTAATATTGCCGTACCTTGTGTTAAATTAATTTTATCAACAGTTAGAATACCTTTTATGTAAAAATCAGAATTTAATTGTAATATATTTGAATAAGAATTATCAAAATTACTGGTTCGGTAATTAATATCATTTAAATAATTACTAATATTATTTAAATATGTATTAGCATCAAGTAAATCAGTATCAAACCAAGATAATTCATAATTACTATTTATTGATAAAAGATATGTAGAATTTAAATTAAAATTATCTATTTCTTTAGGTAATATATATGATATATTACTATTTATTTTTTCATTATTATAAATTGTTATATTATTATTATTAGTATTTCTAAATGATATATATTTTGTACTTAAACCATTACTTGTATATATATTGTGTTTAATATCCTCAATATTTTTACTTATAATATCGTTTATTAGATCTATATCATCAAATCCTATAATTAAATTTCTATTTGAATTAGCAATATGCAAATTACTATAGTTATAATTAATAGAGTTTTTAATATATTGATTATTTGTTTCATATAAAATATTATTAATATTAAATTTAATATTTGAATTATTAATTAAATCATTACCAATATACATATAATTACTATTTATTGAAATGTTATCAATTTTATTATTGTTACCAATAATAATACTATTTACGGTGTTTTTTGATATATTACTGTTACCAAAAATAAAAGAGTTTTTATTAAATTTATCAATATTATTATCAATAGTATTATAATTACCAATTATATTAATATTATAATTACTTGTATAGCCAATATTTGAAGTGCCAATTAAAATTGAATTATTGAAATATTTTATATTTGAGTTATTATCATTTCCTATGATAATATTATTTGCACCATTCATAATATATTTGCCAGAATCTTTACCAATTAAAATAGTTTTTGATAAATTGTCAGCAAATTCTCCAGATTTATGTCCTATAAAAGTATTTTCATGTGTATTAACAAAAGAACTAACTAATATATTTTTACCAGAATCTTCACCAATTACAACAGATTCTTTATTATCTAATGAAATATAATTTGCTAAAGAATCAACAATACCTTCAAAATTAACATTATTATAATTGCCCGCCATTATTATTATAAATCAATATTAATTTTTAAATATAAATGCTGATATACTTACTATTATAAATATTGCATTAACAATTGGTAAAATAATGTATATATTATTAACTTTTTCTATACTATAATAAATTTTATTTATAACAATATTATCAATATTATCATTAAAATAAATTGTAGGTAATCCGTTGTTTTTTATATATTCATTTAAAGAATATAATTTAGTTAAAGAATACATAATTTAATGAATATAAATTTAATTGTTTATATAATTTAGAACAAGAGAAAATAATGAACTTAAGTAATGATATCGTACATACTCAAATAGTTAGTGCTCCGCCGGGAAATGCATATTCAAATGTTGTTAATTCATGTATGAAAAATTTTATGACACAACAGTCATCATTTGGACAAAATATGTCCGGAGGTGGAAAAATCAATTATAAAAAACAAAAAAAATTAGTTTTTGATATATTAAAAATATTAACAAAAAGTTATTCAAGAAATAAAAAATTAAACATTCGTCAAGTTATAAATAAAAAAATAAAAAAAAAATCAAAGTGATGGTATAATTGGATAATCTAATTCTATACATATATTTTTCCATATTTGGTCCTGTAAATATAATTTTTCCCTACTTTTTAATAATGGAAAGTACTTAAGATACTCATTCAATCCTAAAATTTGAAAAAATTTATATAAAACATAACTGTATGATAAAAAGTTTTTTCTATCTTTTGGACAATGTTTTAAAAATGGGGCTTGAATATCCCTAAACATAATACATAATTTTTCTTCTAATTCAGCAGAAAATTGTGGTGTTGGTATTCCATTAATTCTATTTAATATATAGTTGATATGTTCATAATATTTATTAATACGAAGTCTTTTTAATATCTCTCTCATTTTTGTATAAGTAATTTTTTTAGTATCTGTTATTTTTTCTTTTCTTATTTCTCCCAAAATTTTTTCAAATATTTCATCTGGTATATCTGTACTTTCTTTTCCTTGTACTTGATTACACCATTCTCTAAAATGATTTATTCTTTTGTAACTAAAATGGGATGTATCTTTTGCATTTTGTTTTAAAATAGGTCTATTTTGTTCAACTAATAATAACTCTTGATAACCACAATTAGTACATACTAATATTGCTTCATGTTGTAAACAAGTTAAACTTGTTTGACATATTTTACATATTTCCAAATTTTCTTTATTATTTTTTTTAACATGTTTTGAATTAGTTAAACATAAATATTCGTCAACTAATTGACTTTTATCAGTATTTATATTTTCTGCTTTTTTATTATTTAATGCATCTAATACTGTTTTTTTTTTATTATTATTAAATTTAGATTCATTTTCAATCATATTATAATATTCAAACAATATATGACTTGTATCATTATAATAATCTATTTCTTTGTATTTTTCAAGTTCTTTTAATTTATTTTTTATATCAATCATTTCTTCTTTCATTTTTATATTTGAATCCCATAATTCTGAATATTCTTCTTCATTATAAGAATTTTTAAAATAAGTTATATTTGATGTTATTAAATCATTATCTAATTTTATTTTTTCAAATTTTTCAATATAATCATTATATTCTGCGTTTTTCAATTCAAAATCTTTTATTATATTTTGGTGCATAGTGTTTAAAGTACAGTTGTCAATATTATTATTATTTATTCTTTTTTTTGATGTTTTATCTTTAAACATGTTTAATAAATTACATATTTAGCGATGTTTTTATATGTAAATTATTTTCTAATCTATTAGTATAAGATATATATAATATATGGGCGGTGGTTTATTACAATTAGTTGCTTATGGTGCTCAAGATGTTTATCTAACTGGTAATCCACAAATAACATTTTTTAAAGTTGTTTATAGAAGACATACAAATTTTGCTATTGAATCTATTCAACAAACATACAATGGTCAAACAGAATTTGGTAATACTATTAACTGTACTGTATCTCGCAATGGCGACTTAATAAATAGAGTTTATGTTGAAATTGATGTTAAAGGTTTAGGGGCTGCAACTGGTGCGGATCATGTTAGATATGTTAATTATTTAGGTCTAAAATTACTTAAAAATGTTGTTGTTGAAATTGGAGGACAACAAATAGATAAACACTACTCGGATTGGATGTTTATTTGGAATGAATTATCCCTTCCAATTGGTAAAAGATATGGTTATGATAAAATGGTTGGTGCAAGTGGCGATGAATTATCAGAAGTAGAAGAAACTAAATCTACTAAATTATATATCCCACTAGAATTTTGGTTTTGCAGAAATATTGGTTTAGCTTTACCTTTAATTGCTCTACAATATCACGAAGTTAAATTTAAAATAGAATTTTCTGAAAAAGAAGAAATTGCATTAATGTATGAATCTGATGCCACTATTAAAGCTGATACTGAATTAACTTCCACTGCAAAAGATAAAATTGGTCAATTAATATGTAATATTTATGTTGATTATATCTTTTTAGATACTGATGAAAGAAGAAAATTTGCCCAATTATCTCATGAATATTTAATTGAACAATTACAATTTACTGGAGAAGAACAATATAATCAACAAATAAGATTAAATTTCAATCATCCTGTTAAAGAATTAGTATGGGTTTCTAAATGGGTTCAAAATTATAGTGATTCAAATAATTCTCTTGTAAATTGGAATAATTATAGTATTGAAGATGAAATAAATGAACATGGTAAAAATTCTTTTGTACAAGGTTCAATTAAATTAAATGGAAACGATAGAATTGCTAACAGAGAAGGTAGATATTTTGATTTAGTACAACCATATCAACATCATACTAATATACCTAAAAACGGCGGTATAAATGTATATTCTTTTGCATTAAAACCCGAAGAACACCAACCATCGGGAACTCTAAATATGTCTAGAATTGATAGCGCTCATTTACATCTTAAAATAAATGATACTGAAAAGAAAAAAGGTACTGTATTAATTTATGCTGTTAACTATAATGTATTAAGAATATTATCTGGCATGGGTGGTTTGGCTTACTCTAATTAATTTTGTAATTTAATATACTTTTTTTTTCTTATTTATAAGTATAAAGAGAAATTATAATGGGAGGCGGTCTTTTACAATTAGTTGCTTATGGTGCCCAAGATGTTTATTTAACAGGTAATCCTCAAATTACCTTCTTCAAAGTAGTATACAGAAGACACACTAACTTTGCTTTAGAATCTATACAACAAACTTTTAATGGTTCTGTAGGTTATGGTCAGAGAGTAACTGCTACTATTTCTAGAAATGGTGATTTAATATCTAGAGCTTATTTAGTTATTAAAACAAAATCTACTAAATTAGTACCTTATTTTGGATTAAAAGTCATCAAATATGCTGAAGTAGAAATTGGTGGTCAAAGAATAGATAAACATTATGCCGACTGGATGTATATCTGGAATGAATTAAGTATGCCTGTAGCGAAAAAAGAAGGTTATTATAATATGATTGGTGGCAAAGGTGGCGATGAATTAGTTGATAAATCATTATATGTACCTTTAGAATTCTGGTTCTGTAGAAATATTGGTTTAGCATTACCTTTAATTGGTTTACAATATCATGAAGTGAAAATTAATATTCAATTTGAAGAACCTGGATTAGTTGTACAAGAAGGGGTGACTCCCTTATCTAGTTTATCGGCTGCATTATGGGTAGATTATATCTATTTAGATACTGATGAAAGAAGAAAATTCGCTCAATCTTCCCACGAATATTTAATTGAACAATTACAATTCACTGGTCGCGAATCCGCTTCTAACAAAATCAAATTAAATTTCAATCATCCTGTAAAAGAATTAATATGGGTTGTTCATGATACTGCCTTAGTTGCACAAGATTGGTTCAATTATACAACCAATGTAACTACTGCATCTTCTCTTGTTAGAAATGCAATAAACAGTAAAGCGGGAACAGACGAGCAAGATGAATCAAAAACTGCAGTTTTTGATTTCCCATATTCTAATTATAAATCTATGATGGGTCCTGGACAAGAAACCAATCCTGTAAAACAAGCTAAATTAATATTAAATGGAAACGATAGATTTTATGCGAGAGATGGTAGATATTTTAATATAGTTCAACCATTCCAACATCACGAAAATGTACCAAATAATGCAGGCATTAATGTATATTCGTTTGCATTAAAACCCGAAGAACATCAACCATCTGGAAGTTTAAATATGTCTAGAATTGATACAGCAGTATTAGATTTACAATATACCGATGGTTATAAAGCCCTCAATAATGCTTCTGAAAAACAAGTATCAATATTTGCGGTAAATTATAATGTATTAAGAATTTTATCTGGAATGGGAGGTATAGCTTATTCCAACTAAATTTATTTTCAAATTTTTTTTCTTATATTAAATTAGATAATTAATAATTATGGGAGGTGGTCTTTTACAATTAGTTGCTTATGGTGCTCAAGATGTTTATTTAACTGGTAATCCTCAAATTACCTTCTTCAAAGTAGTGTACAGAAGACACACTAACTTTGCTTTAGAATCTATACAACAAACTTTTAACGGTTCTGTAGGTTACGGTCAAAGAGTAACTGCTACTATTTCTAGAAATGGTGATTTAATATCTAGAGCTTATTTAGTTTTAGGTGTATCTGATTCTAGTGCCGTGCAATTATGTCCTTATTTCGGTTTAAGAGCTATAAAACATGCTGAAGTAGAAATTGGTGGTCAAAGAATAGATAAACATTATGCTGACTGGATGTATATCTGGAATGAATTAAGTATGCCAGTTGGTAAAAAAGAAGGTTATTTTGAAATGGTTGGTGGTGCCGGTGGTGATTTAAGACCTAAATCATTATATGTACCATTAGAATTCTGGTTCTGCAGAAATATTGGTTTAGCATTACCTTTAATTGGTTTACAATACCATGAAGTTAAAGTAAATATCCAATTTGAGGAAGCTGGCGTGCTTGGTTCTCATAGCACTGAAGCATCTTCTGCTTCAGTAGGTACTTTATCTGCCTCTTTATGGGTAGATTATATCTATTTAGACACTGATGAAAGAAGAAAATTTGCTCAATCTTCTCATGAATATTTAATTGAACAATTACAATTCACTGGTCGTGAATCCGCTTCTAATAAAATCAAATTAAATTTCAATCATCCTGTAAAAGAATTAGTATGGGTTGTGCACCAACCTGCAAATACCGGAACTGATGCCACTGCAGTCAATCAAAATAATAGAAATTGGTTCAACTTTACTAATGATCCCGATGCTATAGGTACTTCCGATAATACTTATTCTGAATTTTCTGGAGTTATAGGTCCATCTGGACAAAAATCCAATGCTGTAACTCAAGGTAAATTAATATTAAATGGCAATGACAGATTCTATGCTAGAGATGGCAGATATTTCAGTTTAGTTCAACCTTTCCAACATCATGAAAATGTTCCCAACAATGTAGGTATCAATGTATATTCTTTCGCATTAAAACCTGAAGAACATCAACCATCTGGAAGTTTGAATATGTCTCGTATAGACACTGCCGTATTAGATTTACAATATGATAGCGGTACTACTGCCGATAAACAAGTATCTATATTCGCTGTTAATTACAACGTATTAAGAATATTATCTGGTATGGGTGGCATTGCTTACTCTAACTAGATATTTTTTCGGATTTTTTTTCTATTATTATAGTATAAGATACATATAATATATGGGCGGTGGTTTATTACAATTAGTTGCTTATGGTGCTCAAGATGTTTATCTAACTGGTAATCCACAAATAACATTCTTTAAAGTTGTATACAGAAGACATACAAATTTTGCTTTAGAATCAATACAACAAACTTTCAACGGTACTGTTGGATATGGTAGCAGAGTAACAAGTACAATTGCTAGAAATGGTGATTTAATATCAAGAGCTTATTTAGTTATAAAATCGTCTGCTAATAATTTATGTCCATATTTTGGTTTACGAGTTGTAAAACATGCTGAAGTAGAAATTGGAGGTCAAAAAATGGATAAACATTATTCTGATTGGATGTATATCTGGAATGAATTATCACTTCCAGTTTCAAAAAAAGAAGGATATTTCAAAATGGTTGGTGGTTCTGGCAGTAAAGGCGATTCAACAGTAACTGGCACACCTGTTCTTAGTGTAACTCAATTTTCAACATTAAAAGAGACTGGTATTGATGGTAGTCCCGATGCTTATTATCCATTAGTAAAAGGTGGTAGTGGTTTTGGTTTACAATTAAAAGTACTTGTTGATGTTAATGGCAATACTACTACTTCAATTCATAAAAACGGGGCAGGATATAAAACAACTGATACAGGATTTACCTTGGATTTATCTGAATTTAAATCAAATTTAAAACAAGGCGAAACAGACCTAAAAGATAATTCGGGTACTCCAGCAGTTGTTCAAGAAATTACAATAAGTGGTTTAACATTTACAACCTTATCATCAAAAAATGAATTAGATACACTATATGTACCTTTAGAATTCTGGTTTTGTAGAAATGTTGGTTTGGCATTACCTTTAATTGCTTTACAATATCATGAAGTTAAGATTAATATTCAATTTGAAGATGCTAAAAAATGTACAAATGGCGATGGTAATGCATTACCAAGTTCAATGGACTTATCTGCTCATTTATGGGTAGATTATGTTTATTTAGATACTGATGAAAGAAGAAAATTTGCACAAACATCACATGAATATTTAATAGAACAATTACAATTTACTGGTTTTGAATCTTTAAGTAATAAAGTAAGACTTAATTTCAATCATCCTGTTAAAGAATTAATATGGACAGTAACAAATAATAAAACAGATAGACCTAACGAAAATTGGTTTAATTATACATCAGATAATAAAATAGTAAATGTATTGGATATTGCAGATTATGATGATGTCAAAAAACTTTTAGGTCCTAATAGTAAAACAGCAAATCCTGTAAAAGGTGCTAAATTATTATTGAATGGTAATGATAGATTCACACAAAGGGACGGCATGTATTTTAATATGATTCAACCATTCCAACATCATGAAAATATACCAAACAATACAGGTATAAATGTGTATTCGTTTGCATTAAAACCGGAAGAACATCAACCATCTGGAACTTTAAATATGTCTAGAATCGATACATCATTTATTTCTCTTGATTATGATTCTACAAAATATAATAGCAATAGTGTTTTTGCAATATATGCAGTAAATTATAATGTATTAAGAATATTATCTGGTATGGGTGGTATTGCATACAGTAATTAAATTATAAAAATTCATATAAGACTATTTTTTTTCTCCTAATATAGTATAAAGATATAATATGGCTGGTGGTCTATTACAATTAGTAGCGTATGGTGCTCAAGATGTTTATCTAACTGGTAATCCTCAAATTACATTTTTCAAAGTTGTTTATAGACGTCATACTAATTTTGCTATTGAATCTATTGAACAAACTTTTAATGGAACTTCCAGCATTGGTTCTAGAGTAAGTGTTTTAATTACTAGAAATGGGGATTTAATAAATAGAATATATTTTAAAGGAAAAATAACAAATAAACATCCATCTAATTCGTGTGCCTTAGTACCATATTTTGGTTTAAGATTATTAAAAAATATAGAATTAGAAATTGGTGGACAACGAATTGACAAACATTATTCGGAATGGATGTATATTTGGAATGAATTAAGTATGTCTGTTGGTAAAAAAGATGGTTACGATAAAATGGTTGGTGGCAATAAACGCAATAGTTCTATATTATTAAAAGCGGGCGAAGAATATGTAATTTATGTACCTTTAGAATTTTGGTTTTGCAGAAATGTTGGTCTAGCACTACCTTTAATTGCTTTACAATATCACGAAGTTAAGATTAATATTGAATATGCGCAATTAAGTGAAATGGTTGATACAACTCCTGGAAACTTTTCTTATGATGGTGATGAAAGAGAAACTAATGATAACTCTAATCATACTTCTAAATCTATAGAATTAGAAGATTCTGAATTATGGGTTGATTATATTTTCTTAGATACTGATGAAAGAAGAAGATTTGCACAATTATCACATGAATATTTAATAGAACAATTACAATTTACTGGTGCTGAAAGAATAACATCAGGTGTTACATCTGGTGGTCAAACATCCTTAAAAAGTGTTAAATTAAATTTCAATCATCCTTGCAAAGAAATTGTTTGGGTTGTAAAACCAGATGCTGCTCCATCAGGATCTGTACAAGCAGACTCTAATCCCCCTTATAGATTAACTGCAACTGCTAGCAAACCATATTGGAATAATTATTCTAATAATGAATATAATGAATATAATCACTTTGATTCTATTACCGCGGCGCACGAACCTGCTAATTACAATTGTGAAAATCCTGTAAAATCGGTAAAATTACAATTAAATGGTAATGAACGATTTAGCGAAAGAGAAGGAGAATACTTTTCTATTGTTCAACCTTATCAACATCATGAAAATACTCCAGGTAATTATAAAAAAGGTATTAATTTATACTCTTTTGCGTTAAAACCTGAAGAACATCAACCATCCGGAACTTTAAATATGTCTAGAATTGATAGTTCTCATTTACAAATTGCGACTGAAAAATCTGGTTTAATAAATATATTTGCAGTTAATTATAATGTTTTAAGAATATTATCTGGTATGGGTGGTTTAGCCTATTCTAATTAAAAAATGATATTAATATCATAATTATTTTTATATAATGTTAAGAACAAAATTAGTACTTATTATATTTACTTTATATATCAATTATTGTATATATGGTTTTGTAACTATACCAATTATGAAAAAATATAAGGTAATCAAAATAAATCAAAATAAACCAATTTCTTTAAATTTATTTAATTCAACTAATAATTTTTCAAATAAAATATTTGAAAATATTGATGAGAAATTATTACTACTTTTAAAAACTTTTAGTGATGTATTATTATTATATATTAATATATTTAATATATTTTATATAATATATATTATTAAACATATGTAATTTAATGTATATAAAATAATAATAGATATTAATAAATAATATGAAATATATATATTTATTATTATTCACTAATTTTTATTATGTATTTTGTTTTAGTTATTTAAGACTTAATAATAAATTTAGACAAAATAGAAATGTTTTATTTTCAAATAATAATAAATATAATAATATATATTTAAATAAAAATAATTCTCGTGTTTTACACACTTCAAGTTATTTAGAAACATTAGAACAAAAAAAATCAAATGATAATAAAAAATTTGTAAAATATATATCTTTTGATAACATTATTTTATATAATAATTATATAGAAGCTATTTATGATAATAAAAAAGATTTTTTAATTATTGAATTTAAAAATAATTCAAGAAATGTATATTATTATGTTAATGACTATTTACATATAAATACTATTATTAAAAATTTAAATATTGATTATATTAATTTAAATCATTATCCTATGTATATAACAAATACCCCATTTGCTTTTTTTGTATTTGAAAAAAAATAATAATAAATATTAAGAATGATTACAAATATTAAAATAATATTATTTATATTATTAATTATGATAATATCTGTAATATTTATTTTAATTATTAATAATTATACAACAGAAGAATTTAAAGAGTTATCAGATACATTAGCTATACCCGAAGCACAACAAAAAACTGGTTTAATAGATTCTGGCAATGTATTAATACAATCAGATGACAAAACATTAAATGAACCAATTATGTGCACTCCTGGTCCACCTGGACCACCAGGTGATAAAGGACCGCGAGGGGAAGAGGGTATTGGATGTAAATGTAAAATGCCATTACTTAAATTTATAGATGACGAAGATAATATATTAGCACAATTTCCAGAAAATAATTATCCAACTCCCGAAAAAATAGTACAAGATAAATTAGTTGAATTAGTTATATCAGTACCAAGAGGAAGAACCGGAGATACGGGAAGACAAGGTTCACTAGGACCAAGTGGTTTTGGATATCCAAATAATATATATGATATATAATATACATATTATGATTATACCAGATTATATTCCAGATGATATAGTTGATTATATATATTCTTTAATATTATATGAAAAACCAAAGGAATTATTAGATGATATTAAAAATTATTATTCAACTATACAAACAATTAAATATCTTGAAAATAATTTAATTATTAATAAATTATTTGAATATAATTTTATAGATTTCAATGTACCAAAACCAATTTCAACATTATATAGAGATAATCATAGAAAAAATACAAAATTATTAATTAACTTGTGTTTTGCAAAAAAAAGTCTTAAAGATAGAGATAAAATGCTTGAAAAAATATTTACAACATCTCTTTATAATATATTACTATTAGAGTAATTTGGCTTCTTTCATTACTCTAATAAGTCTTGTTAAACCAATACCGCCTCCAGATCTTTCAAAAAAATCAAATTCCAAAAATTCATCTAATTCTTTATCAACTCTTTCTTTTGTAAAGTTGCTGTACAAAATATTAGCATAACTTCCATCACTAATTTCATGAAATTGTTTTCTCATTTCATCTCTATCAGTAGATCTTTGTGCACTTCCAATAGTTTCAATACCATTGATTATAACATCAATTTTTTTTGCGTGTCCTCCTGTTACAGAACTATCTTCTGCTTGTTTCATATTCCAAAATGGTGAACTATAATTTGGAAAATGTTTTAAGAAAAAAATAGGTCCATAATCTTTGTAAAGTTGTTCTTCGTGTTCATGTTCTAATTCTCTTACACCATATTTTTTAGCAACATCCATATAATCACCCTCTGGATATGATTTACCTTCATAAAATTTACCAAAACCTAAGTGAGTTAGAAGCTCTTCTTCCATTTTTTTCATTGCTTCCATATCACCTTTCATTTCAAATTCAAACATTGGAAAAATTTTATCATGTCTTCCAGCAACTGGATTAGGTTCATTTCTATAACTTGTGCTTACACAATAAAACCCATTTGCATCTGGATTAGATAGTAATTCATATTCTAACCACATTTGACCAGTTTGTGGTAAAGGCCATACTTGACCAGCATAATTATATGTTGAAATAGTACGAGGATCTTCACAGGCTGCTAAAATACTTAATCTACTTTGTGTATGAACTTCTTGAAAACCTTTTGAATCAAAAAATTCTCGTAGTTTTTTAACTACATTTGTATAATCGCAATTATTTATAATACCTATTTTACTCGTCATTTTTTCTTTATATATGACTTATTATTTTTTTAAGTAATTTTAAAAAAAATGAAAAATATATTAATTATTTATAATATATGAATAATTTTCATCAAGATACATTTTATTTTAATGAATTAAAAACAAAAACCATTGATAATAATTTGATTACTTTATTAAATGATAATGAATGGACTAAAAAAAATTTTGTATTAAATTTTCAAATGTATGAAGTTTATTTTACTTTATACAGTAATAAATTATTTATAAAACCTACAATTAATTATAACACTGAAAAATTTAAAAATATATTTCATTTTAATTTTCTAAATTGGTTTAGAACTGATAAAATAGTAGAAATTATTGAATATTACTAGATATTTATTACAATTTTTTTGTTTTAATTCTAAACCAATATTTCACTTAATTATAGATAATAAAAATTGATTTTTTATATATGGAATTATATATATATATTAAATAGAGAAACCTAGAAATATGGAATTTAAAAAAGATTCAGAATTAATAAGAATTATTGATAGTATTTTAGAACTTAAAGAAGATAGTTTCAAAATAACTATTAATAATAATAATTTAAATTGGACTGAATACGAATTTAATAATTTTATAAATTCTATTTCTAATACTGATTTTAAAGAAGTTATCAATAATGAAGTATTAGAAATAGAAGATGAAAATGGTAATATATTGGTTATAAGAGATATTTCAAATATATTAAAATATTGTAATAGTAATGTTTATACAAATATTAATAATTATAAATGGGTTGCAAAAAATATTGTGTATAACAATTTAGAAAAAGATTTATTTGATTATTATATTTATTTTGATATCATTAAAGAAACTAATATTGAAAATGAACCTGAAAATTGGAATATTAATAAAAAAAAATTTAAACTAACAAAAAAATTCTCATATTTTGATGAGAAAAATGATATTGAATATTCTGCTATACTTGAAAGAGGCGAAGATGAATATTATAACTGTTTAAAGAATTCTAATATTCTTAAAAAGAAACAAGATTATAAATTTGAAATTATTATCAAAAATGATAGTAAAGAATATATTATTCAATCTTTACTAAATATGTTACATTATATTACTCAATATCCGAAAATTATAACAAAAGAAACACAAAATGATGTTTTAAAAAAATATAATGATCTCATTAAAGATGATGTAAAAATCATGTCATATAATAAAAAAGGAACAATTCCATTATTAACACCTAAACCTATTACATTAGAAAAAGTAAATTTAATTGATCCGAAAGAATATGGTTCTGTTAGCATATTAGAAGGTTATACAGTTACTGAAAAAGCAGATGGTGAAAGATTATTAATGTATATTGATGATATTGGTGATATATATATGATTAATAATACATATAATGTTATTAATACTGGTATGAAATCTTTATCTAATTTATATAATAGTTTAATTGATGGTGAATATGTAACATGTGATAAAAGAAAAGATAATTCTACAAAACATTTATTTGCTGCTTTTGATATGTATTATATTAAAGGAAAAAATATTACTAATTTACCATTAATTGGTGAATTATCTAGATTGACACATTTGAATTTTTCTAAATCTTATATTGAAAATTCTAAAACAAATGTTGAATTTACTGTTAAAAAATTTTTATATAATGATAAGGATTCTTCTATGTATGAAAAATGCAAAGATATTTTAACAAATCATAAATCATATCCATATGAAATAGACGGTTTAATTTTTACTCCAGCAAAATTACCTTTATATTCTTATTATGCTAATAAACCTGTTCAAATTACAGATAATGTTAGATGGGATAGATTGTTTAAGTGGAAACCACCAGAACAAAATACTATTGACTTTTTAGTTAAATATGGTAAAATAGTAAAAGAAAATGGAGAAAAATATAGAGAATTGAAGTTATATGTTGGTTATAATTCATCACAATGGGAAGATATAGGTCCTATGAAAGGTTTACGATTAAGATATGATCATAAATATGCTAAAGAACAAAGAAATAATATGGTATCTTATAAACCAACATTATTTAAACCAACTATTTATTATGAAACTGGAGTTGAAATTGCATTTGTTAAAATAAATTCTAAAGGAACTATATTAACAGATGATAATCAATTGATTGAAGATAATTCTATTATTGAATTTAATTATGATGTTAATCATAAAATTTCAATTAATCATAGATGGAATCCTCTACGAGTAAGAGATGATAAAACAAGACTTTATAGAAAAGGTGAAATTAGTAAAACAATGAATGATTTAAATATTGCAATTAATGTATGGCGTTCAATACATAATAGTATAACAAATGCTATGATTATTGGAAATCAAGATACAAATATAAATAAAGTATATAATAATACTACTGATAAAATTTTAGAAGCAGATGATGTATATTATAGTAGAAATATTCCCCGTGATTCTTTGTTATCAGTTCATATGTTAAATTTTCACAATCAGGCAATTAAGAAAAAATTATATGAATATTCTAAAGACAGAAATTCTTTATTAGAATTATGCGGAGGAGAAGGTGGTGATATGAATAGATGGATTGAATATAATTATTCATTTATATTATCAATTGATTTAGTTAAACAAAATATTTATAATCCTAGAAGTGGTGGATATTCTAGATTAATTAAAAAGAAAAATCAATCTAGAAGAATTAGTAAAGATGAAAAGGTTTATTTTCCTGATATTGTATTTGCTGCAGGAGATTGTGCCGAGTCTATAAATAATGGTACTGCGGCGAAAGTAATTAATGACAATGAAAGTTATGAAATATTGAATATTGTAATGAATAGAAATGTTAATAATCAATATCATCTAAGACATATTGCTGGAAAAGGTGCTAATAAATTTTCGGTTTGTAGTTGTCAATTTGCGATTCATTATTTCTTTGAAAATGAAAAAAAATTAAATGGGTTTTTTGCAAATGTTTCTAATAATTTAAAACAAAATGGAATATTCTTTGCAACATTTATGGATGGTAATATTATTGATAATATGTTTAAAACAAATAATACAAAAACTTTAAAAGGGATTAAAAATTTAGAAAGAGATAATGAAGTTATTACATGGGCAATTACTAAAAATTATGTTGATAATGATGAAAAATACGGTAAACAAATAGGTGTATTTATTGAAAATACACAAAAAATAATTCCAGAATATTTAGTTAATTTAGATTTATTAATAGAGAAAGCAGCAGAATTTAATTTAGAATTTATAGAAACTAATACATTTGAAAAAGATTTCAATGATATTAAGAAAACAATTGAAGAAAAGAATGATGAACTAAATAGACTTGAAATAGATATTGTTGAATTAGATAAAGATACTGTTCAAAAACAATTTTCATTTTTAAACAGATATATTATATTCAAGAAGAAATAAGAAAATAAAATTTTATATTCATTTAATAGAGTTATTAAATTTGATGGATTCTGAAGTATTATTCTTTATGTTATTTTTAATTTTTATTATAGTAATAGCATATATTTTTATATTTTCTAAATGTAACTGTAGTTGTGGTGTAAGAGAAGAATTTAGTGGTAGATGCCCGTGTGCTCATGGTACCGGAAGCACTTCGCGATGGTATTGCAGACCTGGATCCCGGTTTGCTTATGTACTTGGCGGTAATGATTATTGCGCGTCTTGTGATAATGGAAGTGTTAAGAATTGGGTGAAAAAAAGTAATGGCTGGTCAAAAGAATGTCCTGCTCCTCCTCCACAACTAACAGGTGCAGGTGCGGGTGGAGGAGGAGGAATTTCTGACTGCCGATCATGTGAAGATAATTCAAGAGAACGATATGGGACGGGTTGTCCTGGCGGATATCCAACATGTCAGGACATACCAAGTTCTTACACAAAAACAAATAAGACAGATTTTGTATTAGGTAATAAAGTTGAAGTATCTAATCAAAATTGTGACTGGCAAGAAACAACTGATACTAAGAAAATAAAAAGATATGATGATAAATTATGTTCAAATGCTACTGCTTACATAGATCAATATGCTTTTGGAGGTAGTAGGGGTACAGTACAAGCAATGACTATTAAAGATTTAACTAATTATTGTAATACGCAATCAGGTTGTTATGGATGGGCAAGAAATAATCAGCAAGGAGATCATAAGGTTAAATTATGTAAAAAAAATGCAAATGGTGAGACATCATTAAATAATAATAGTCATTATGATGTTTATACATGTAATTCTGATTATGTTTGTCCCGCAGGTTATGAATTGATATCTGATTCTAGTAAGAATAAATACGAATGTTCTATTTGTCCAGAGGGTAAATATAAATCTGGTAAAAATGCAAATAATTGTGTTCCTTGTAAATCTTCTTGTCCCGCGGGAAAACAACTTGGAGGTACTTGCCCATCAGGAAGTACAAGTGATACAAAAACTTGTACAAATATTCCACAAGATACAGCACCAACAAGTGGTAATGCTTATACTGAAGTTGCAACAACCTATTCTCCATCCATAAGAAGATATATGGGATCTATAATAGATAGCCTTGATAAGGCAAAAGACAAATGTAATGAGATGGGTGATCGTCGTTGTGGTGCAATTTATAGGTTGAAATATCCAAGTAGAGATTATTACTTTTCGGTTACTCGGGAGCAAGAAACAGCCATAAACAATGGACATTCGCGAAGCCCGGACAATCAACCATATTGGAGGGGTAAATATGTAAAGAATTAATAAATTAATTATTTTTTTATATTTAAAAATATGTTGAATAATATTTAAATATTAATGATTAGTATATTACTACCATTATATAATGGCATTGAATATTTAAATGATTCTTTAAGTTCTATAAAATCTCAAACATATAATAAATGGGAACTAATAATCGGAATAAATGGACATTATAATAATAAAGATTTTTACAATAATGTAAAACATTTAGTTGATAAAATTTTTGATAAAAATGATGAAGTTAAAATTTTAGATTTAAATTTATTTAATAAAATTGATACTTTAAATTATCTAACTAAAATTGCAAAATATAATTACATTTCTTTAATTGATGCCGATGATATTTGGTCGGAAAATAAATTAGAATTACAAATTCCTTATTTAGATAATTATGACATAGTAGGAACACATTGTTATTATATTAATAAGGATGGATATAGATTATCCTTTTTCCCATCATTGCCTAGTGGTGATCTAAAAAATCATAATTTTTTTGATGGTAATCCTATAATTAATTCAAGTGTAATTTTAAAAAAAACAGATGCATACTGGCAATTAGATAATATTAATTTAAATGGTGTTGAAGACTATGATTTATGGTTTAAATTAAAATTTCAAAAAAAAAAATTTTATAATATTGATAAAAAAATTTGTTTTCATAGATTACACGATAAATCTTCTTTCAATAATAAAAATAATAATTATGTTGATATTCTTAAAAGCAAATGGCAGAATATTTTTAATTTAGTAGATTATTAAGTGTTACCAAACACATTAGAGAACGCTCATTAATTTCATAACCACTTGTACTAGTAAGTAGTTGTATAATTTGTTTTAGATCATTGGGACGAAGACAATGACATAGATAATAGTAAACATCTCTTGAACCAATTATTGTACCATTATAAATAGTAATTTGTCTTCTTCTAAGTTTTGCAAGATGAAATCTGATAAGTGGAGCAAAATCTTTATCAATTCCTTTATTCATTTTAAATAAATTTTTCTTAATATTATATGTTGTTGTTGCAGCATATAGTTTAAATAATACATCTTTAATTGTACAAATTGATGTGTGAATTAGATATGTTGGATCAATTTCTTTTCCATTAGTATCATATAGTTTTTCAATACTTGGATTATAATCTCTAATATAGTCATTAATATGATATTCTACGCGGTTTTTCATATAGGTTGAAAGAATATTATACCATGGATTAGGATTACATGGATCAGTATCTTCTCTATATTTTACTTCATTTGGTGAAATTTTTGCAAGATGAGTAATTCCATTTGACTTTCTTTTAATAATACATCCATAACTATTATTTTCCTTATTATTCATATAATTTAATGCTTCTTCATAATTATTAAATTGTTTTGGATAAATTACATTATATTTAGATAGTGGCATATTATCTAGATTTACATCTTCGTGTGTTACAATTTTTTTGCTATCAATATGTAAAAGTTTTTTATAATTTTCGCCAAGAATCATTTTATAATCAATAATATGAATATTGTCATGATGAATTAGTGTAAATACATATGATTGTTCTTTGTCTAAGACTTCGCAGAAATAGTTCCTTACTGTATTTTCATCTTCATAGTTAAGAATATCACATAATGTTTCATCAAGCATTTTTCCATGAGTTTTAGTTGGATGAGAATACCATGATGTATTAATATCTGGACAACTTGTAGTTCCAAAATTCCATTTATTATTATAATAATAACATGTAATTGTTGTGCCATCATAAGCTTCATAATATTTATCATTTGTATCAATTGTATTTTGATACTCATCTGTATTAATTCTTACAGGAATACTGTTTGAATAGGATACAACAATATTTTTATTATTATCAGGTGCTTCAAAATCTAGAATAACGCTTCTACATTGTTCATATAATGTTTTAAAATCATCAATGTCTTCGCGAATATATGTGTTATGAAGAAGTAGTTGATTTTTAATACCTTTAAATTTTTTAACTTGTAGAGCAGGCCAATAATTATATTTTTTTAGAACACTTACTAAAGATTTAGCATAGTCTTTATCATCACTCATATTATTAGAGTAATCGTTATATGTTTCAGAAATAATATTGTCAAGGTTGATAACAGATGTGGTGGAATTAGTATTTTGCATTATTGGAACTGTAATTGTGTCTATTTATATGATAGACTTTAAATTTTATATCATTTTTTATTTTGTTTTTTGTTTATTTTTTTAAATTTTTCTTGCAATTTCTTGTATTTATTTTTTATAATTTTTAATTTTTTTTTTAATTCTTTTTTAATTTTTTTTTCTTTTTTTTCTTTTTTAGTATTTTTTTCAGTTTTTTTTATTATAGCATTTTGATTTTCAATTTTTTTTAATAATTTCTCTTTCATTAAATATAATTTAAAAAGTTCTTTCTCAATTTTCATTTATTATCTATTTAATTAATAGATTAATAATATATAAAAATGTCTCATGAAAAGATTTTAGAAAATATTAGAGATGATAACACAGAATTATGGAAAGAAGACTTGAAAAATATCGTTCCGCAAAAATTTAGTAAAACTGGAAACGAAAATCGTACTCATCGTCAACTAACTGGTGATGATATGAAAGATATAAACGATTTAATTAAACAAGTTGATAAAATATTAAGTTTAAATAATAAAGATGATAATAACGATAATAAATTATTGAATATAAAAGTCAAAAAACTTAAACAAAAATTTAGCAGTATTGATATATTTAAATTTAGATTAGCAAATGTAAATTGTATGAGAACAATAGTTCTGTTTTGCGGGCTTAATGATATTACACCAAACCCAGTAGATAACATAATTACATATGAACGGGCTGGACAGCGCACATTTAATGCAGTATTTACTATTAATGATTTATTTTATAGTAGAAACAAAGGGCATGAGTTTTTCAATGGAAATTGGCTAACTCTAGATAAGTTTCAAGAATGGTTTACAAAACCATGGAATAGATTACCACAATTTAATTTAAATAATTTAGTTCAAAATTCATATAGACAACTACCACAACAAGGACCAAATAGAAATATAGTAAGATTTATGAGAGCATTACCAGATAATTTAATGATAAATGTATTCATATTATTTATTGCTTTTTCTGATAGAATCGCAACTTTAAGTATGTATACCAGTCCGGGTGCTGAACCTGAATATTATTATAAATCTGATTCTCAAGATATGGGAGAAGTCTTAAGATTATTTAACCAATATAAATCTCCAATTTTAATTAAATTAGAAGAATTATTACATCAATTAAGTTTAGAAGCGGGAGCAGGTCCCGCACCAGGACCTATTGATATATTAAATGATTTAGCACAACAATTAAATACAGAAGGTAATGTTGGAGCATCTATGATAATTTCTTCTATGTTACAAGCATATAAACAAGTATATTATAATAAACAAATAACAAATTTAAGTAATGGACCAGATAATGAATTTTTTCAAGATTATCAGGTAAAATTTACAATGTTTACTACAATGGTTGTAACATTTGTTAAAGATGGATTAAAACATTTTAATAAGGAAAAAATAGCGTCTAAATCTTCTAAATCTGTTGCTAATACTAAATCAGCAAAAGTAAAACAACAAAATAAAATAACATTACAAAAACAAACTAATTTGAAGAAAAGTGCTATTGTAGAAAAAAGAAGAATTACACTTGCAAAAAATAAACAAGCGGCACAGGAAGCTCTTAGAGTGCAAACGGCTCAGGTACAGGCGCGTGCGGCTGCTCAAGCAGCAAATAGAGATGCAAGATCTAATAAAAGAAAAAGAGAAGGTGGTTCTACTAAAGTAGTAATTTATTTAGTTAAAATAGAAAAAATTAGAGAATTAAATAAAAAATTAAGAAAAAATAAAAATAAAAATAAAACTAAAATTGAAAAAAATAATAAATTAATTGATGAATTAAAAATAAAACTCAAAAAACAAAAAGAAAAAGAAAAGAAAGAAAAACAAAAAAAAAAATAATATAAGAATAACTTTATATATATAATATAATATGTTCTCTTCTTCTAATAAAAATTTATCAAAAGAATCTCATGTAACTCCCCAATCAAATACTACACAAACTGAACCTTCTAAACTTCCGTCCCTTTTAATGACTCCAATTTTTACTCAAAATTCAACTTGGCCATCATATCTGATTAACCCAGTTTATAATGAAAATGATACAAAAATGGATAATCATTATTTTGATACTGTAAATAATCTTGCGAATAATATTACTTCTTATGGTCATACAAATCATGTAACTCAAAATGGAACACAAATGTTTCCTGTTATGCCATATTATGTACCATCTGCCAAAATTGGTGAAACAATTCCCCAAGTAATGTATCCACCAACAAATACTTTTTATAATAATCAAAATCTAAGTATTCCGGTTGTTCCAACATCAACTCCAACTGCAACAAATGATGAACAAAGAAAACTACAATTATGGTATTATCAATATTATCAACCACAAGTTCATGATTGTGTAGTATAAATTTTTTTTACTTTTCTTTTATTATAATAGAATGAAACTAAAAGGTGGTGCATATGAAATGTCTGATCAATGTCTAGCAATATTTAGAAATCCACAAAATTATGGTTTAAATCCAGATGAATTTAATAATTTAAATTTTGAAGAATTTGCAAAAAATAAAGTTGGAGGAGGATCTAAAAAAAAAAGAGTTAAAAAAGTAACTAAAAAAAAAGTAACTAAAAAAAAAGAAAGTAAGAAAAAAGAAACTAAAAAGAAAGTAACTAAAAAGAAAGTAACTAAAAAGAAAGTAACTAAAAAGAAAGTAACTAAAAAAGGAGGTGGTGTTTTGGGTAATTATGTTAAAAGTTTACAATAACAATTGCCTTCACTTATTTTTTTCCATGTAATACAATTTCCACGAGAATCATATTTACCTAAATATTTATTTCTACATTTTTCACAAACTTCAAAATATTTATAATTATCATCACATGTAACTTGTTTATCTGGTACATTAATTATAAATTTTTTAAATTTCATTATAATATATATTTTAAATTATTTTTAAATATATTATTCATCATTACCATCTCCTATACTAAGATTAAACAATGAATTATTGTTACCACTACCACTTCTTTTTGGCATATAACTACTTAAAGTAACAGCAAAATTACTAATATTTTTAGATTGTATATATAATGTTCCTGGTCCAACAAATTTCATACCAAATCCTTCTCCACCAAAAAATGCACTAGTTAATGTTTTTCCCATATTAACAATTGTGTAATCCATTTTTTTTTCTGCTGCTAAAAAGTAACCATTATCTACAACTATATCTTGACCACTATTTAATACAATTTTCTCAAAACTACCATACGCACCTAACCAAAATTTACCAGAATTACCGTCGGTAGTTTTAATAATTGGTAGTACAGCACCTTCACTAGAACCAATTAAACCAAATAATCCTTGAGTTTTAACTGTTCCTTCAATAACAATATTTAATGTACTACATAAATATGAACCTCTTGATATATACCATTCTTCATTAGCATTTATAGGTATATCAATAATATCACCTGGAACATCGGTGCCAACAGCAATTGTTCCCCCTCCTTTATTTCCTTTATAACTAGTATAAAATAAGGATTCTCCTCCTAAAATTCTCCAAAAACCACTTCCAACACTATCAAACTTAATTTCACCTTTTTCAATATTACCTTTCATATATAATAAGGCACCAGGAGATGTCATAATTTGTTGATTTTCTTTTAAATTTATTTGTAAAAATACAGAACCAGATGATCCAATTCTTTTTGTTTCACATTTATTATCTTTTTTAACAACTTGCTTTTGTGAAGGTTTTTCTTGTTTTATAGATTGTTCTTGTTTTATAGATTGTTCTTGTTTTACGGGTTGTCCTTGTAGTACTTGTTTTATAGATTGTTCTTGTTTTATAGATTGTTCTTGTTTTACGGGTTGTCCTTGTAGTACTTGTTTTACAGATTGTTCTTGTTTTACAGGTTTTTCTTGTAGTACTTGTTTTACAGATTGTTCTTGTTTTACAGGTTTTTCTTGTAGTACTTGTTGCATGGGTTGTGCCGGTTGTGCTTGTTGCACTTGTTGTTGCTTTTGTACTTGTTCACCATCACCTCCTTTTCTTCTATAACTACGTCCACCAGTAGAAGGTCTTTTATTATTTTTTCTCATTAATACTATAATTAATTATACATAAAATAATTAATATTTTTTAAGCTGCCATTTTCAAAATAGTCTAAATCAACAATATTTTTTTTAAATTCATTTTTAAAAGTCCATTCTAAGTTATAATGTTTTATTTTATTATTAATTGGAACATTTAATTTAATATCATGTGGTAATTCAATTAAATGATAATTATTAAATAATTTTCTTTCATATAAATAAGGAAATCTTTTACTAAATATATTTTCATTATTATAATTTTTTCTTAATTCAAGAGGATA